CCCCGAGGGTGCCAAGTTCAGCGTGAACATCATGTTCCAGAACGCCGGCAAGGTGGAGACCATCACCACGGTAAGTCACGAACCCGACGCGATAACCGAAGAAGGGGAAGCGGCATGACCATAGGATTTTTGTTCTGGCTGCTGATGATACTCGCCATCGTGTTTTACGTGGTCGGTTACTGGGGACCCTACGCGAGCAATCCGCACTGGCCGAGGTTTAACGGGATCTGGGTGTTCGTGTTGATTTTCCTTCTCGGGTGGGCGGTGTTTGGGTTCGCGATCCAGGGGCCCGGCATCAGATGAGTCCGCTCATGCTGATCCTGGTCGTGCTGGTCATCCTGCTGCTGTTCGGCGGCGGTCTGGGCTATCATCGGGGGTATTACAGCACCATGCCCTATTACGGCGGCGGCATCGGCATCGTCGGCATCATCATCGTCGTGCTGCTCATATTGCTGCTGATGGGCAGGCTCTAATGAACGCCGGCCTGTCCGTCCTGGTCGGGTTCGCCGTCATCGTGCTGCTCTGGATACTCATGAAAGCGGTGGTGCATTGACTTGCCAGTTGGGGTTTGCCTATAACACTCACATGACCCCCATATACACCATCTTCACCTGCCCCCGATGTGATCTGAGATATCCGGTTCATCGATGCAACCTCAAACGGAAGAAGACGCCCTACTGCAAGACATGCGCGACGATCGTGCGCAATATCGACAACGCGAAACACGGGCTGGAGCAGCACCCGCTGTATCAGACCTGGGCGAACATGCTGAAGCGCATCGACAACCCGATGGGGAGCAAGCGTAACCACGGCTATGCCGGCCTGGACGTGGACCCTGAGTGGCGCGACGTGCGCAACTTCCTGGCCTGGGCGCTCGCCACCGGTTGGGCCAAGGGCATGTCGATCGAACGACGCGACAACAAACAAGGCTACTGGCCGGACAACTGCCACTGGATCCCGGTGCTGCATCAGGCGCGCAATCGCCGCGACAATTCAATGTCGGTGAGTATCGCCAGGGAGATCCAGCAACGGATAGCCAGGGGTGAAATACGGTACCATGTCGCCAAGGATGTTGCCAACCGGACAGGTATCTCGCTTTCGACCGTCAACAAGGTGGCCTACGGCTACAACTGGGTAGGAGCTTGATATGCCGCGTGGATACCATGGGCCGCAGCTGACGATTGAACCGCCTCCCCCTAAAGTAAGTTATGATGATCCTACGCGGCTTGATTACGTCCCGCCCCGGACGATTGAGCAGTTTATGTTGGATGACCACCTAGTAAGGTTTTGTGTAGGTCCAGTAGGCTCTGGGAAAAGCATGGGCTGTATTATGGAGTTACTTAGACGCGCTCGATTACAAAAACCAGATCAAAACGGTCGCAGATCAACCCGCTTCGCGTTGATCAGAAATACGATGGGTCAGATGCGCACGACGGTACTTTTGGACGTGCAGCAGTATCTCACGCCCATGATAAGATATTTTGTCACCGACCACACGATCCAGATCCGCGCGGACCTCGAAGACGGTACATCGGTGCACTCCGACTGGATCATGATACCCCTCGATACGCGCGAGGACGTGCGCCGGTTGTTGAGCATGCAATTAACCGGCGCGTGGATCAACGAGGTGCGCGAGGTCCCGTTCGATATCGTGAGTGCTCTCATGGAGCGCGTCGGAAGATACCCATCCAAGGTCAACGGCGGCCCCACCTGGTACGGTTTGATCGCGGATAGTAACCCCTGGGACGTGGACAGCCCCTACCACAAGGCCCTCGTACTGGACCCGGATCCGAAGTGGAAGCTGTTCCACCAACCCTCGGGCATCGGCCCCGACGCGGAGAACTTAGAGAACCTCCCCGACGGGTATTACGAGAACGCCATGTCGGGCGCCACGGAAGAGCGTATCGCCACCCAGATCAGATCCGAATGGGGCACCTCCAACGCGGGCCAGGCGGTGTTCAGAAAGTCGTTCGACGTGGGCACCCATGTGCGCGACATGGAGGTGGTGGTGAACCCGATGCGCCCCATCCTGATCGCGATGGATTTTGGCCGCACACCCTGCGCCCTGATCGGCCAGGTGGATACCTACGGCAGATATCTCATATTCGAGGAGCTGGTGACCGAGGATATCGGCCTGCACCAGATGATGGCGGAACGGTTGCGCCCGAGGCTGATGATGGAGCCGTACGTGCATAAAAAATGTTATATCGTGGCGGACCCGGCGGGGAACCAACGCTCGCAGCACGGCGAGGAGACCGCGTTTGACGTTCTCAAGACCCACGGGTTTCTATCTTACCCCGGCATAACCAACGACATCGCACCCAGGCTGCTCGCGGTGGAGAAATTACTAAGACAAAACATCATGGGCGAGCCGGCGCTGCAGATCTCGCGGGCGGGCTGTCCCGTACTCATAAGGGCGCTGGCCAGCGAGTATCACTACCGCCGCCGCAAAGATGGTCATCTGGACGAGAAACCGGAGAAGAACAACCACCCTTACTCGGACGTCGCCGACGCGCTGCAGTATGGGTGTTTGAGTGTACAGGCGGACCTCACCGGGCGGGCGATGGCGCGGATGCACAAGCAGATGCCAGTGAACCCGACGAGACGGGTGAGCGCAGGAGGATGGACCTGATGGGCTGGAACGATCACGTTAATTTCGTCGAGATGTACTGCGAAAGCTGCGGCGTGACCGCCGAGTGGGAGATATGGAACGAAGTGGCGCTGGCGCGCTACTCGGGCAAACTGGGCGAGATGCTGGGGATCGACGCGGAACGCAGCGGCAAGTGCCCGCACTGCGGTTCGGACGACGGCACGGAGGTCACCGACGACGAATTTTACTACCCGGACTAAAAAAGCGGGCCGCATATGTGTGACGCACATGCGGCCCAGTCTGCCGAATAGTCTCCCAAACGCAAGTAACAAAACCAACTTGACGGGCTTGGTTTAGCCGATACGAGCGTGCCTCGCAAGCTTGGGCACGTCGTCAGTTCTTACGAGCGTGCCTCGCAAGCTCGGGCACGTCGTCAGTTCTTACGCCGGGCGTAAAGCACTCCCAGCATCCCAAGTCCCAGAAGTGCGAAACTCGCAGGCTCCGCTGCGTCGACGACCAAGGGCTGGCAGCCGCCCGACGCGAGGACCTGGCAGAGACCGCCCACCTTGAGATGCTTGATCTCGTGGAACCCCGACGTAGAAAAAATATCTACGTCGTCGAACAGGCCGGTACCCCCCTGTGCGGTGATCGAGAACTCGCGGTCGGTGTCGGTTTTCGAACTCTCGTTGCCCACATTATCGAGGATCCGGCTGAGCAGCAGGCCCCGAGCGCCGTCGATGGTGAAGGTATCGGTCATCTCCCCGGTACGCGAGGCCATCTGCACCGAGAAGATCAAGGAAGTAAACTCGTAACCGGGAATGCTGAAGTCGATGCCGTTGAAGAAGCCCGCTTTACTCCCGGGCGTAATGGTGGCGAAGCCGCCGCCGGCATCGAGCAGCACGTCCAGCATCATGAAGTGGTCCGAGGTGATCTTCACCACCGGGCCGTGGTTGTTGCTGTTGATGTTGCCCGAGATGGCGGTGACGGCGTGGGCCTGGTCGAGGAAGACTTTCTGCCCGTCGCCGCAGCCGCCCTCGGCCAGCGGACCGCAGAACAGGTCGGTGAACGGGGTGGGGATGGCGTGGGCGGCAGGGGCGTGGAAGAACCACGCCCCCGCTACGACCGCCAGAGCCCCGTACAGGCCCTTCCGGGTCATACCGGCCTCCCCCTACGGGCCACGAAGCCCAAACCCAGCAGGCCCACGCCCAGCAGGCCCAGCGAGGCGGGTTCCGGCACGGCCGAGGCGGATACGTCGCCGGTGAAGCTGGCGGTGAACGCGCCGAGGGTGGTCCCGTCGATGTGCAGCGCCGGGCCGAGGTTGACGAACGTCAGGTTGAACGCGGCCGGCGGCAGCAGCTCGCTGGCGGGCACGACGTTGCTGGTCAGCACGAGGGTTTCGGGCGGGTTGCTGACCTGCACCACCAGGCCGGCGCCGCCGTTGGCGCCGAACGCGGCGTCGGTGAACGTGCCGGACAGGAAGTTGCCGCCGCAGCCCGCGATGGAGCTGACGCAGAAACTGCCCGAATAGTGCTGCTGGATGATCCCGCCGTTGTTGACGGCGGCGTCGATCGATGTGGCGGTCAGTTCCATGCTGGCGCCAGCGACGTTGAACTCGCCGCCGCCCAGGGTGACCAGGGTACCGGACGCGATCGAGATGGTGGTCGTAGTGCCGTTGTCGGTGGCAACGACGGTGTCGGTCAGGCTTTCCTGGGCCATCGAGGTGATCAGGGTGGCGTTAGCTGGTGTGCTGGTTGCAGCACCGGCGGTCAGGGCGGTAAGCGCCGTGGCAGCGATGAGGAGGTTACGCATGGTTTTTCCCTTGCAAGAGGATGGTAGCAGGGGAAGCTTATCGAAAATTGTTGCGATGAGAAGTTGAAATCTTCCGACACGATGCAAAAACGTAACTTTAGCCTATATCAAGGACTTGTCTCTCGCAATTTGCAACGTTCTACATGCGTTCACGGCCGGTATATCCGTACAGGGACGGGTTCGTAGTCCTGATACCGCTTAAGCAGCTTACGAACCTTAGGCAGCTTGCCATGTTGCGCCATGTGATGACTGCGGCAGAACCAGCGTACGTCGAGGGGCTTGTCGTAATCGTCGTGATGAGCGTCGCGGCCGAACTGGCCGCAGACTTCGCACGGCTGCCGGATCAACGCACCGCGTTTGATGGCGCGGAAGACGTGGTCATAGGCGCGCCGCTGTTCGGGGGTGTCATATCTCATCGTATGTTCACGTCGGTCGGAGGCGCCAGCAGGGCTTCCACCGCTGCACGGAGTTCGCTCACCTGACGCCGCAGGTCGCTGTTCTCGCGCTCCATCCGATGCAGATCGTTGCGTAATTGCTGGATAATCGACGCTTCCTGATCGATGCCGGGTACGGGATGGAAGTTGAGCGTCATACGAGGGTTACCGAGTTGGAGGGCGGGGCGTTAACCGAACCGCCGCTGTTGGTGGCGGTGACCACGCAGTAAACCGTCCGGCCGACGTCGGCAACCGTGACGATGTAGGAGGGACCGCCGCCGCCGATGTTGGTGCTGCCGGTGCGCCACTGGTAGGCGTAGTCGGTAGGTCCGCCGGTCCAGGTACCCGTCGTACAGTTCACCACGTTGGCGGTCTGGGTGATCACCGGCGTGACCGAACAGGTGGGCAGGGTGACCGACGGGTCGGCCGGGGTGCCCGCTTCATACTCGCCGCACCAGTCGTTGGCCGACACCAGGATGTTGACGGCGTGACCCTGGTGGCCGGTCCAGGTCGGCGGGTAGCGACGGCAGTGGACCAGGTTGTCATAGGCGTAGCGGTTCTGCGCATACATGCAGGTGCCGCACTGGTTGACCGCCGGCGGCTTGGCGGCGGGATCAGGATCGACAGGCCGTTGCGATACGCTCATGACCCTCAATCCTTTCGGGTTAAGCACCCCTCGATAATCTTAGTGATCATCGTATTCCTGACATCCGTGTTGTGTTGGAAGACGTAAGCAGCGACGCCCATGAATAGTATGTTAAGTATAACCAACAAAAGGAAGGCGGGCGGCAGGGCCTTGACCAGCCGCTCGCTCAACCTATCGACGAAACCAGTATGATCGGTATCGGTCATACCGACTGACCTTCAGCACTTCTTCCGCCTGCGTCCGCAGGCGTTGAAGACTTCAGGGCAGGGATCATTTTGGCTCGGGCGCCGGCGGCAGCGGCATGCCGGCGACGAGGGAAGGATCGACGCAGACGTAGCGCCAGCCGACGCCGGGGATGCCGGCGACGATCCAGAAGGTGCCGCCAGAGGCGCCAGGAAGGCCCTGGTCGGGCCGGGCCGGTTGACCGGGAGGGAGACCCGCGTCGGGGCGCGCAGGGCGTCCAGGGGCCGGCCCGCCGCCCGGATGGGGTGGGTTGACGCCGCCCGACCAGACCGGCGGGTTGCCGACGGGTGGCCAGATCGCCCCCGGTGGGGTGCCGGGCGGCGCCGGGACTATCGGCAAAGTGCCGTTGGGCGGCGGCCAGACGCCCGGCGGCGGCACGGGCAGGTCGTAGCCGGGGTCAGGTGGGGCACCGATGCCGCCGCCATAACCGGGATCGATGGGATGCTCGGGAAGGCCCTGGTCGGGATGACCGTAGCCGGGCAAGGGGTTACCGGGGTAAGCGCCCTGATGGAGCATACGTATATACGCTAATGGCATAGAAAACTCCTTATGATACCGTTACAGGATTGGATACCGGTGCATCCACGGATCCGTAACTATTGTGGGCTGTAACTACACATGTAGCTACATGCCCGATCTCGGCCTCGGTGACGTTGATGGCGTCCACGTCCTGCGCCATGCCGACCGGCGCATCATCGATCAGCCATTGATAGGTGTAGCTATCAGGTTCGCCGTCCCAGTTGCCCATCGTGCAATTCAGTACGGTGCCGGTTTGCGACGCGTAGGGCACGTCGACGTTGACCGGCGCGCCGGGCTCTTTCACTTCCGGCGGCGCGAGCGATAGCTCGTACGCCTGCAGCTCGACGACGGCCGAGTTGAGCACGCTCAGCTCGTCGGCGCTGAACACCTCCACATGGGTATCGATCACCTCGGCCAGTTTTACCGACGTGGGGGAAGTTATGTTGGGTACGGGGGCGGCCTCCTCCTCCACCATTGTATCTACATCTGTATTTCGGCTGGATTTATCACGCTTGGCCATTTTGGCCTCCCGGTTACGGCTTGATGATACCTACGCATCTAGCACGTCGTAGGCATACCTGCAATCACATTATCGTAGTGAATATAAATGTAATCCTGGAAAAATATACCCTGAGCTTATAGGAAAAAACGTAATGTATAAAAAGTGGGGGTTGGGGGCTATTTTTTCGTAATTGTTTTTCTTAACTCATTATAAAATCTTATGAGTGTAAGGGTGGACAGCCCAAAGGCGACGGGCTGCCACCCCCCGCCTTGGACAAGTCCTCCCCCCGGGTGGGGCGGGGTGGCTACGCCGGGACTAAATCGGCTGGCGCCCTAGTAGGAGAACCGGAAAGCCCCACGGCCGTCGTGGATGTCGCTACCGGGGGACAACGCGGTCGGACGATTGCAGAGTATCGTCCCACGCGAGATTGGTCACTGGGAGTGCCCGAGGCTGGCAGTCGCGTAGGCTGTCGGAGTAGCGGACCCCAGGGTTACTGGCCCGTCACACAACACAATCAGCGGCGCGTAGCTAGCGCGCCATTAGGCTCCCGCGAGCCTAGCAAGCTTGCGGGAAGGGCTCCTAACGATCGGGTTTCTTGAGAACCTTACGACGAAAAATGATACGGAACATCCTAGGCGCCGTGTTTCAGGCGCTGAACACATGGGTTAACCTTTCACCATGAAATGTGCCGGGCAGGAAAGCCGGCAGGATGTAAAAATAAGAACAAAAATCCCGACGCTGAGAAAGAAAAGCTTCACCCCTAACACATAAACGACGTGCCTACGCGTACGCGCACACACTTGTGGACCATGAGGCATCCGTGCCCGTGCGAGAGGAATGTGTGCGCTTGCGCGTAGACGCGTTGTTCCCGCCGCAAATCTTGCGGGATTTACTACGGGAGCAACAAACAATGATGTTCGAAAGCCCGTGTGAGGATGTTGGGAACTTGCTTCCCTTCAATCCCCGCATCCTGATGAAACCCATACGCACCGCGCAAACCATCGCGGCGTGCGGGCGTTGTCAGGTTGAGGCAATGGACGTGATTACCGCCAAGCTGGCAATCACGCCACCGTCGATCAGTGTGCGCAACCTGACACCGGGGCGCACACGCCAATACAAGGCACATGCCGCCTACACCGGCGCCGACACTTGGCGCAAGCGTGGCGGCATCATGGGAGGCTCTAGCGGCGCTTGCGCCGGTGTGACTGGCAACAACGGGATACGCGTTGTGCCGCAAGCCTTCATCAAGTGAGGACCACAATGATAAACTTTGACGACGCCATCATGTTCTTGTCGCTTGCCAACGACAACGAACCCGAACCCTATTGCCCGCTGGATTACGACGACTTCGATCCTGCGGATTGCTTAATGCCCT